TGTTTCTTTAGTAAAGGAGTAAATTCAACTGATGTAGGACTTCCAATTCCAAAATTTTCTTCAAGATAGGCAAACTATTCAGGGTCTCTTACTCCATGATAATAATTGTATGCTTTTTGTAATTCAACTTTATCATAGACAAGTTCGGAAATCACTTCATCAGCTTTCTCAATAAGTTCTTCGTCTTTCATTACATCCATTTATATTAAACTTACCAGATACTCTAAATCGTTTAACTTTAATCATTTTCATTTCTTTAATTTGATTACGAATAAATTCAAGAAACTATTCATCTGGTAAATCTGCCATTACTACTATAGGATTTTCGTAATCACCCAAATGAAACGCAACAGAATATCCAACAGGGTCTAAGTCTTTAATTACTAATTTTCCATTAAACTCTGCCTTGTAAAATTCTCTCACGAAGTCTAGGATCGCTTGTTTCAATTCTGTATGGGTCATCCTCGTCTGTATTTATAGTAAAACTAGAAGCCTTTTCCTTTCGAGGAATTGCTCCAAATCTTCTATATCCTCTTTCATCTATATAATATCCAAAATCTTCAAATGGTGCATCGTCTTCTTTCTATACAACAGTAGGCTATCTACCAGACAATTCTTGGTCTGCTAAAAACGTCATACCTAATGCTGCAACAATATCGAATTTTGTTTTATTTTCGTCATTATATCCAGTAAGCTAATCAAGTATCTCTTCAAACCAAATAGTATGACAATAATCTTCAACAAAATCTGCAGTTAAATCTGTATGTTGTTCGATAATTGTTTTAGTAGCAGGTGTACCATATTGTTTAGTTTTTCCATTTTTAATGTCAGTAAGAGTTGCTCTTGGACGTTTCATAAAATACTAAAGTCCGTGATTTTCTCTTGCCCATGTTACCATACCTACACGAGTTGCTTCTATATTAACTTTGCAATTATAATATCGAATTAAACACATTGCAATTTTATAAGCTTCTCTAATATTCTGAGGTCTGTCTTTATACATTGCTACAATTTGAGGGTCATTCATACCATAAGCTCTTCTAAGAATTGTTATACAGAAATCAGATGGATCTCTAGTTTCTTTAGAAGTCTATGCTGCTCCAATATCAATACCATCAATGCCAGCAACATAAAGGTCATTCATTTCCTTATATTCTGGCATCTCAAATTCTTCACCATTTTCTTCAGCTTTTGCTTTTTTCTTTTTTAAATCCTCTTTATAAAGATCCGACCAAACAGGATGTTCGAGTATCTAAACTTTTCCTGACTTAGCAGGAATCCATTTAAATCCATTTATATTTTCGTAAGTATGTTTGTTATTCTTATAGAAATAGTCTATAAAACCACATTCAGGTCTTGGACCAACTTTGTGTAAACGTATTGCCGCAAGCTATTCGGAAATATTAATTTTATTAAATTTATTAACACCTTCCAAATTAAATGCTTCTTCTGCGTTCCAACAGCGTTCTGCACATTTCTTTAAATATTCTTCAGGAACTTCTAATAAGTTATTACGTTCTTCTTGAAGATATTCTTTATATTTAACTGTATTACATACACCTCTGTGATCCATAAACTCAGGATTCAAAGACTGTACAAAATACGGAATAAAAAATCCACTTTCTATGGTAGTTCCATCTTGTGTATAATTGTGACGATAAGGAAGTATTTTAAATGCTTTAGGATAGTAATATATCTTTTTAAGTCCTTCTAAAGGTGCTCCCATATCACCACCTGTTCCACCGAACAACATTGTACCTCTAGGAATACCTTGTACTTCACATAATTCTTGTCCTTGCACTACAGCAGTAGTAAGACCGGGCCAAGAACCAGCTTCATCATATATTAATAAGTCAACACGGTCACCACGAATATTAGACGGCTTACCTCCATTAATTGCAATAGTTTCAGACATAAAACCTACATCTTCAAACTATCCATTTATTTTAACCTTCTTACCAGATTTCTTATTTAAATCTTGATCAATTAATCTCAATTTAAAAAATCCACCATCAGTACAAGTATTTAAAAAAGTTAGAGCGTGATCGAATTTATTAAAAGTTCCTTTTAAAAACTTGTCATTATAACAAGTTATCATAGTTCTACTTTTTCTAATTACTGAATAAAGTCTTGCAGCTAAAGATGCATTTATTTCTGAAAACCCAATACTTCGAGCTTTCATTAATGCGGCGTGTTTATGTAGTGTTCTAGCTAATTGAAGATAATGAAAAAATATATAATGTGATGCAAAAAATATTGGAAAATCATCTTTAGTACCTTCTCCGGATGCCTTATTAGTATCAATAGTAGGTAACTAATAAAAATTTAAAAAGAAATAGTTGTCGCCTGTAATTGTATAACCATTAACCGTCATTCCATATTTACAACGCGCATACTATTCTTTCCAAAATTCATTATATCGTTTACTTCCAATTAAATATGGGCAATAATGACCAGTTTTACGATATTGTTCTCTTGTTTCAGTAAACCAATCAGGATTAAAATCTAATCCATGAGTTTCATCAACAGGTCTATATCCAGTTATTTCATAAGATAAAGTTGGATCAAATACTTCAATTTTTTCATCCTTCCTTACATCCCAATAGTTAAGATTTTGAGAGCGCTCAATCTTTAACTATTCAATAGTGTTTTTAATTTCCTATTGTTCTTGTTGTTTTTCATCTTTTAATATTTCTTTAACAATAGTTTCAATTTTCTTTTTCGCCATAATTAAAAATCACCTGGGTCAAATCCGTCAACAGCTCCACCTCGTGTAGTAGTTTGTTCAGTAAGTTCTTTTTTAACCTAATCTTCAAGTATTACAAGTTCTTCGTGAACTTTATGTAAGCTTGAAACTTCTTTCATTACTTTTTCTGCCTAAAACACAGGTTTTCCATTTGCGTCTCTTTCATTTAAATCAACTATAGTGTCAAAATAATCTATGAACTAATCACAGGCTCGTCTTGCTGCCTACAGAAGTTTTATAGATTTATTAGAATCCTAAAGAGACCTGTATTTTCTACAAGCCTCTCTAAATATCGGATCATTAAATTCTTCTTCTGTTATACTAGCATCAATGAGTGATTCTTGATGTCGTTCATATTCAGAATATTGTGAATAAGGAGATTTCCAATCAAGTGCTAAATAGATATAAGTAAGCTCTCTTGTAACTCTATCTTTATGTTTACTTTTATCTCTATCTAACAATGCTTTAAATTCTCTCGTTAATAATATTTCTGGTTCATTTATTTCTAACTATTTAGTTACACTATTATAGTTAAATACATTCATAAATCATTAAACATTAAATATTTATTAAATTGTTTGTTTATTCTATAGGATACATTTCACGTAGACGTTCATTACGAAGACTATCAACTTGTTCTTTAGTTGTTCCAAACATATTATATACATTTTCGTTAGATGCTAAACCAAGACGACCTACAGTTCCAATAGTAGGTCTTACTAAAGTTCCGTATAAAACAGGCCAAGTAATATCTTCCATTGTTTTAGCGTGCGCTATTTTTCGTGCGTTATTTGCATTTTTCATTACATATGCTGCTTTACCTGCTTTGCTGAGTTTTGCTGCTTTTGCTGTAACATTAGCAGCTTTTGCTGCTGTTGTTGCGGCTTTTATTTCAGGTCCAAATAATGGAATTGCCATAGAAGCATCACCTAATGCAGATAATGCAGTCCAACCTGCTTGTTCCCATGAAGGGTGTTCATATAACTGTTTAGCTTCTTTGTATGTACCATATATAGGAATCATTCTTTGAACAACTTCAAGTCCTTCCTATCCTTTAGGAATTAAATCTTTTTTTTATTTTAGCTCCGCATTTATCTTTACGATATTTGGTTTTAAATTCTTCAACTTTATCCATTTGTTTTTCAACTATCTTGTCGCCACCTTGGTTTTTCTTCATACAAGCCTTACATACTTTACCTCCTTTTTGATAATATCCCATTTCATAACCATCGGGACATTTGCCTTGTAAGAAATTAATATATGTAAGTTTAGTGCCATATTTAGCTTGACGTTGCATTTGTTGAGCTACTTGCTAAATCATTTGCACAATTTGCTAAGCTTGTTGATTTCCTTGCTAAGCAGCCTACATAATCTGTTTAATTTGTTGATTAGCTTCCTAATCACCTTGCATTGCTTTTTGTACTAAAGCAATTACTTGTTGTTGTACATCGTTTTCGTTCATTGTTTAATTTTTAAATTATTGTATTTTGCGGATTATACTAATTTTAAATCCTTTGTACTAAATACTGCTTCTTGTAATAAACCAGAATCAGTAAACCATCTACATTTAATTCCTTTTAATCCAGGGTTATCTTTAAATAATGCCAGTTCTTTTCTAAGAACCAGCATTACAGGAGCTTTTATCTTACTCTATCTAAGAGTAACACAATCTCCAGGTTTAAAATATATTTTATCTTCTTCCATTTTTAATTTCTTCTTTACGTTCAGTAAGTTTCTCATTAACAACAGCAATTATTCTTGTTTCATTTACAACAACAAATCCTTGCTTAAAGAAAGGAACCATACACTCACTAGCAATAGTATAAAATACAACATCACCTTCTTTTACAAACTCGCATTTATGTCCTGTTTCAATTACTGTTCCAACTCTAATGAATTGTTTTTCTTCTTCAATTTCACCAGTTTCATTAGATTTATAAGTTGGAGCAAATCCACCTAAATCAGTAATAATACCAGACTTTGTAGTTTTAACTTGTTGGAAAGGATTGTTATCGAAAGGCTTGATAAGTACATATCCAAACATAGGCATGATTTCCAAACCATTTAAATCATTTGAAATTTCATTTGCATATTCTTCAAGAGCCTTATTATGCTTGTCAAACTTATCAACATATTCATCAACTGTTGTATTGAATTTTTCTTGTTGTTCTCTCAATAAAGTTTTGTGAGCTTCCTCACCATTTAAAATAAAGTGTTTACCTGTTCCTTCCATGCCTGTTGTCATGTCAGCTAATTTTTCATTTGAATTTCTCATAACCATTTGTCACATTGTTCATCAATTAATCTAGTCTTATTTGCGAGAACGCATCCACATTCTCCACATATATCTCCAATAATAATTATATTTCTCTTTTCTCTACACTTATCACATATTGCCAATCTAATTTGTGAAAGTTCTTCCTCTTTACCATTAAGCCTATAATAAATACTCTTTATTAATCGTTTAGGATGAGTAAATATAGCTTTAATCCATTTAAATATTACCATTTCTTCGCAGGACAATGTTTATTAGGTAAAGACACTTTACTTGGAACATAACATCCACATCCTTTAATATATCCATCTTTTGGTGTATCACTAACATCATTAGTTTCCGGATTTAAATAAAGATGAGAATTACACAAATCATTACTAAATATTGGGCATCTTCTACAGATGTTCATTTTATCATATTTATCCATATTAATATACTATTCTTTGACGTTTTCTTTTATTCTCATTTAATATTGATTCTTTTTTATAAAAAGCCAACATTCGTTTAACTTCTTCTTCTAAATATGGAAGGTGATAAACTGTCATATTGTCTTGATGATCAAAATGAACTAATACTAAATCTTCACATTCAAGTTCAGGATGTAATTTTTTAATCATCCACGCATAAGTTGAAAGTTGTAAGCAATAATGATAATAATTAACGTCATCCAAATTATTTAATGGATATTTCATTTTTACCGACGACTTTGTTTTAGAATTAAAGAATGATTTGGTTTCAATCTTTTCGTTCGTTTTCCAATCACCTATGACAAATTTATTTCCACGTTTAACAAATAAGTCAATTTGTCCAGCAATACAAAGTCTATTATCATCAGAAACATAGTGTATTAAATATTCTGGATAAATTCCATTTTCCAAATCAAATTCAGTTTTACCTTCAACACATTCAAACTTTCCTCCAATTTGATATTTTGTTAAATCAATATTATGCTTTGCTTTATAAAGTGAATGTTCTAATTCGGCATGAATTTTAGTACCTCTTTCACAAGATAATCTAGTCTTTTCATCCCACGCATCAAGTATAGCTTGTTGTTCTTTATTAAAATCATTTTCGGAAATATCGTGTAATTCCAATATTGATTTATCAAACTTTTTA